ACACGTAGGCGTTGTGCTGTCCCGGTGTTTTGGGTTCGATTTCGTCCTGGGCCATAGCCTTAAGGACTGTATTTAGGTCTCGATTTGCCATTATTCCTCCTTGAATATCTGCGTTTGGCCCTCGCGCAGCAACGAGTCCGCGTTTCTATCCAGTAGCGGTTCCGTGGCGATCCACTCCGCTCCTGCCCAAAGGTAGAAGAGGAGTATAAGTAGTAACGCTTTGCGTGTCTTGTTTATAACGTGTGTATACATAATGTATATGTGTTGCCCAAATTTTTTTAGACGTTGTTCATCGTGCCAATGACGACACCAAGTATGGCCATGTCTTTTTTAAGTTTTGTGATTCGGTCGGGCCAGTGAGGATTTTGATTTTCAATCACCCCGTCGCCCAGATACTTTGCGTATCCGACTTGCTTGTTCTTGCTGTAGCAAATCATGCTGCCGGTCGCGGCGTCGCGATCCATATCGACGATTGCCGTGGAGCCGCCTTTAAGTTCGGGTGCGTTAGCATCTGAATTGATATCTACCGCCCAGGTGTTGCTGCTGTGCGCCCCAGGCCAATATATCTTCCTTAAGTTCTTACCGCCGTTCCTTATTGCTTCTTCCACATCCACACCAACTGCGTAATACACGTCCCCAGATATACCGTTGACCTCTGCTTGGATGTTATCGAGTAACCCGTCTGCCTCTGCCGCGAGGCGAGGGGACCAATCAGCCAGGGGAATACCCATCATTTTGCTGAATTGCAGCCCTCTCTTAAGAGAAATCGGATTTCGCCCATTCACCATATGGCTGATCTGTGACCTATCGGTCCCCATTTGTTCGGCCATTTGCGTGTAGGTGAGGGGTTGGGTCTTGATCCAAGCCTTCAACGTTTGTGTTTCTGATTTCGACATAGTTGGTATACGGGTTATACTATAACTATATGGTATAGAATCTATACCCGTCTGTATACAGTCGGTATCAGGCTTAAAATCTTAAGGGTGGTCGTCAAATTTGTCTCGCGATCACATAGGAATCTGCAGGGTCGAAAGCAATAATATAACAAAAAAATCGGAAACCATCGGTATAACATACCCCACGTATGAATACGCAACTCGACAATCTCAAAGCTGCCTGGATTGAATATAAAAACAAAACAGGCGAAACCCAGGTTGTTACATCTAAAAAACTGGGATGGGCAAGTGCCACGCTTGGACTGTACCTTAACGGGCGGCGGCAGCTAACAGCAGAGCATGCCGCTCAGGTAGCTAATCTTTTTCACATTGACGTTACAAAAATTGTCCACGGCACGGTCGCGCAGGTTCGCGAAATTGACATTGTCGCAACCTCAAGCGGTAACAAGCCGCCCCAAGCAACAAAAAAAATACGCTATGAGAGCGGCAGAATGGCAATATTCTGTGACATCCCTGTGCTCATAGAAGGCGCGACCTTGGCTGTACCGGCGGGTACCACGCTGCTTGTGGCAGAGCCTGACGCGCAAAGACCGGATGATCGTTGGCCGCATATGGCCTCCCGCTATTGGGTAGTGCAGGCGCCCAATAAAGTAAAAATATTTCTGTCTGAAACCAAGCCAAAAGTGCGATCTGGCGAAAAACTATTCTTGTTAACCTCAGTTCTTACCATTTAGATTTGACGCGGAATGATACGACATGTATGTTCCGGTCTATGCTATCCCAAACATTTAAGAAAAACCTGCGCAAAATTTGCCGCAAGTACAAGATAAAGGCGGCTGATATCGTTGCCGGGACTGGACTGACCGACAGCCAAGTCGCCGAAATGTATAACCCGTCAAGCGAGACTGGTGTGTCTCTGGAGCACGCCTGCATAGTGGTAAAATACCTGCGGGGGGCAACCAATAGCCTGATCAACATTGATTACTTAATAGAGGATCATCAACTAGCGCGGTACTACACCTACACGAAAAAGATAAGCGTCCACTTGCAAGAGCGCGCCGCTGCGTTGACATATTATGAGAACAATCTGGAACGCTTACGCGGTGAGCAGGCTGAATATGTAAGCTACCTGCAAGAGATTTCCAACCTGCTAGAACCGCTCGATCTGTAAAAAAAATTTGCTCCATCTATGTACTAGGTGTATCTTTTGCGTGTACTAAATATCGCAAAGGAATTGCCATGTACCCTGAAACATTTATCGCCCCTGAATCACTAGGAGAGTGGTTAGCGGCGAAGAAGTGTACTCACGAAGAAGCTGCTGAACACTTCGGTTTTCAAAAGATCACCATCACCAAATACGCAAAGCACCCGACGCGCGACATCGGCGTCTGGGGTGACAAGATTTGTGAGACAGAAGAACTGGAAGTTTTGAGTCTGCACATTGACGGTCGGATGGTGGACTTCCCAAATCCCCTCAAAATCATCATCACGAAGGAACTCAAGCCGCGCGGGAAAATGATACGTGATTGACGCGCAGCAGATTTCTGAATTGATCGACGGCAAAAGAATTGGCGACGGCAGGTATCGAGGCAAATGCCCGGTGCACGGCAAGGACCACTTTTACGTTACTGATGGTAACCGGGGCACGATGATGTTCTGCCACGCAGGCGCAACGTTCTCTGAACTGTGTGAAGCATTAGGCATCAAGACCACGGATTGCTTCCCTGGCGAGTACACGCCGCCCCCATATAACCCGCAAGCTGACATGACCGTTCTCACACTTGCCGCAGTCGATCTGCGTGCAGGTAAGACGTTGAGTGATTCCGACGTCAGTTTTGTAAACAAGGCGAAAGCCCGACTGAAGAAAAACAACCAGTGGAGCAGGGCAGTTGAGTTTGCAAAAGGTTGTTGATCTAGGCGATCCCGTCGCTGTTGCGTTTTATTCTTTCCTCAGTTCGCTACCTGACGGTCAAGCGGTGAGCGCGAAAGAAGTTATGGCGCATTACAGCATCGGTCGTAATCGATTCTACAGAGCCAGGAAACTACTCTTGGCACACAGTTTGATTACGGAAGAGAAGCTGCACGATGCCACTGGAAAACATGCCGGAGTGCGTTACAGCGTTCCACATGAAACAGTGTCCCGTGATGACGAAAACGACAATGCGGAAGACTTGGCACGTTCTGTGCAATTATATAATAATTATAATAATACTAATCATGTAATACATGATCATGTAATACATAATCATAATAATATTAATAATAAAAACACCTCTCCGCTTGTTCAAAAATACCCACACGGTTTTGAGCAGATTTGGAACTGCTTCGATCCCAACCTTGGAAGCAAGGGCAGCAAGTCCGAAGCCTTCAAAGAATTTAAAAAACTAAAACTCACAGACGCAGACGTGGACTCGCTACACGCGATGATTCTGTCTGAGATCAACCGCAAGCGAACAGAGCGAGAACTAGGGCAGTGGGTTCCGAACTTCCCGCATGTTTGCCGTGTGCTCAAGCGCCGTGAGTGGGAGACTTGGGCAGAATCATCACCCTCCCCAACGTCCAACAGGGAGGTTTATTTGTGATTCCAATTGATCGCATATCGGTGAGTGACTTCAACGAGAAAACGTTGGAGGGAGTGTTAGCCGAGAAAACGCAACATCGGGTGCAGTGGCTCAACAAGCACTCAGAGAAGATTCTTACCGAGAACGAGTCGAACACAGCGCTAATCGGCACGAACCTGCCCTGGAGCAAGACGCACGGCAAAGTCTGCTTGCAGGAGGGCGCTGTCAGCACTTGGATAGGAATCGACGGGCACAAGAAATCTAGCGTGCTGAACCAGGTCGCTGTCTTCGCTGCGAGAGACCAAGTGGTCGGGATCGCCAGTTTTGAAATGGACGTTCGTGCTCTCGGTCAGCTGATGGTACAGCAGGCCTACGGTGCGAAAAGCCCAACCCGCGACCTCGTGCAACGTTTCTTGGATTGGAGCCGTGACCGAATCCTGTGTTACGACCATGTCGGCACGGTGAAGGTGATCGAGGTCTACGCCCTGATCGTCAAGATGGCCCGAGACTACGGCGCTAAGTTTATTGTGATCGATTGCCTCCAGATGATATCTGGGGTGTGCGGTGACAACGAGCAGGAGCGCGCCCTGATGTCAATGCTCGTGCAATTGGCAAAGGGCTTCAACATCCACATCGCGCTCGTACACCACGCCAGGAAGCCCGACAAAGGCGGTGACGAGTACATGCCCACGCGCTTCGATGCTCTGGGCTCCACGTCGATATCACAACTCAGCAGCATCCTGGCTATCGTCTGGTCTGACAAGAAAAAACAGCGTCTGCTCGATCAGCAGGAAGTCGGAATCGAACTCACCGCGGAGGATGAGGAATACCTGAACCGGCCTGATACGCGGATTGTCGTGGCGAAGAACCGGCACATACCGTTCGAGGGCACCATAGCCCTATGGCAGCACGAAAGCCGCCAGTTCACGCCTAAGCCCGGCAGGGACTCGATGAGCATCTGATGGACGCTGAGCACTGGTCAATATCAACGCCTAAGCAGCTGCCATCGCTGAACCAAGCGATTGAGAAGGCGCTGTCTGAGAAGGGTGCCGTGGTCGTGCAGATATGGGACGGGCGAAGGCGCAGTGACGGGCAGAACAAGCTGCAACACGCCATGTACCGGGAGATCGGTAAGCAGCTGTACGGCGGTGATTGGAAGTTAGCCAAGCGCGAATGCAAGTTGACCATCGGGGTGCCCATCCTGCGCCAGGAGTCAGAGCAGTTCAAAGCCCTGTACGACAAGGTCATCGGCACTGGCAGGAACGCTAAGGTCGATCACGAGACCAAACTGGACCTGATGGAGGTCATCGATGTCAGCAGCGCGCTCAGTGTTTCTGGCGCAAACGAGTACATCGAGACCATATACAGCACGTATGCGGAGAAGTTCAGTTGGTCGAACTTTATTGAACGCAGCACTAAGGAACTCACGCGATCATGAAAATTACTATTGAGATCGACGATACGGAAATCGAAGAACTGCGTGACGTTATCGAATCATGGATAGAGCGAATCGAAGATGCCCTCGAAAAAGCGCAGTACAAAGACCACAGCAAAGATCATTGATGATTGCGCTGTGCTCATGCAGAAGCTAGTCAGGCTGAAGGCTGCCGACCACAACGGTTTCTGTAAATGCGTGACGTGCGGGAAGGTTAAGCACTGGTCCGAAATGCAGGGAGCCCACTTCATAGAGCGTGGGAAACTCGGCACAAAAATCATGGAAGAGAACATTCACCCGAGTTGCCAGTGGTGCAACATGATTGGCGACAAGCATGTCCGGTGGGTGAAGGAGGCATACAGTATGTATATGCGTGATATGTACGGCGAAGAGTTCGTGAAGGAAATGCTGCAACAGAGCAAGCAGGTCAAGAAGTACGGCAAGCAGGAGGCGTTGGACATGCTTTACGACCTGAAGGCCAGGGTCAAGGAGCAGGAAGAGAAACTGAACTCGCTGCGGCCGACCAATGAAGAAGACTATTGACGAACACACGACGCAAAGGAAGTGCAATGAAAATTATGCTTGATGTCAGCCCTAAGAGGCTGAAAGAAAAGTCAAAACAGTTTGATTATGAGTTTTGGCAGTTGCGAACACAGCTAACTGGCAACGCTATCGGTCACGCGCCTTATGGACTTGATAACGGTTGTTTCAAGCGTTTCCACCAAAAGACTTGGGAGCGGATGGTGGAGGAAACAGAAACTATCAAAATGGCGAAGTTCATCTGCTTGCCCGACATCGTAGGGAACGCACAGAGGACAATGGAATTGTTCTATGAGTTTGAGCTTATGACTAACGGGCTGCCAAGAGCCTTAGTTCTCCAAGACGGTATCAATGATGTGACGATCCCGTGGCGTAAAATATCAGCGGTATTTGTTGGCGGCTCTGACGCTTTCAAGATTAGTCCAGAGGCCATACAGACTTGCAAGGCTGCGAAAATGCTTGGGAAGTGGGTTCATGTTGGTCGAGTGAACACTGTTGAAAGAATGCAAAATTGGAGAGGTTTAGCCGACTCCATAGATGGATCAGGGATCAGTAAATACGATCATATGCTGAAACAGGTGGTGGCTTTTGTTAAGGGCGAACATGTTTTAGACAAAAATATGAATATCTTTGATGAATCGCCCGACGTGCTTAACAGCCTGCCAATGGTCTAATGATCGCGACAGAAAACGTGCGTGTTACAGAAATCTTTTACTCCCTACAAGGTGAGGGAAAGACAGCAGGTATGCCAACTGTTTTTGTGCGGCTAACTGGTTGCCCATTACGTTGTCAGTATTGTGATACCGAGTATGCGTTTTCTGGAGGGCAGACCGTCACATTTGATTCTATCCTTGCAGAGGTCAGACGCCATCAATGCCCGTTGGTGACCATTACAGGCGGTGAACCCCTCGCGCAACCAAATTGTCTGGGCTTGATGCGGTTGCTGTGCGATGAAGGCTTTGATGTGTCTATTGAAACCAGTGGCGCTTTGTCGATTGCCAATTGTGATCCTCGCGTTTCCGTTGTACTTGATCTCAAAACACCTGGTTCCGGTGAAGTAAATCGCAACGATTGGAATAACTTGGATGCCCTATCCAAGAAGGATCAGATTAAATTCGTCATATGCGATGAACGCGATTATGCCTGGGCCAAAGCGAAAATGCTTGAGGGTAACTTGCTAGACCGGGCAGGGGAAATATTGTTGTCTCCTTCTTTTGGACAACAGTGCGCACAAGATTTAGCGCAATGGATTTTGCGGGATCGTTTGCCGGTTAGGATGCAATTGCAGCTTCACAAGCAAATATGGGGCGACGAGGCAGGGCGGTAGTCATGAATACTAGAGAAAAGATCGATGACCTGTTGGACATCTGGATCGACACAGCCCGCCAGGTTGAAGTCGGTTGGCCTGCTGCATCGATGCTCAGTAAGTTCATCGAGTACCGGGGCAGCTTCCAGGATAGTCACAAGCCGGCAGGGTTAGAAATCTATGTTGAGAGGCAACAGACCCGGCACGCAAAGTTTGCAGATATAGACGTGGCGCTGTCTGAACTAGATGAAGACAAGGCTATGTCGATTTTAGCTAAGCGGTACTTTCAAGGACTGACCGAGGAGGGGAAGACTTACACGAACAAAGACCGAGCCCGCCAGATAGGACAGAACCTCAAGCAGTTTGAAAACAACTGCGCAGCTGCTTACAAGCAGTTAGAAAAGACCCTCGATCTGTTACAAAAAAGATCAGAATACACTACATATTCTCAGTGAATGCTATTACGATTTTAGTAGTGTGGACCTCTGTCGCCTTGACCAGAGATCAGGCAAATCCCTAGCCAGGGGTCCACGCTCCCCTCATGAAAGCACTCGAACTAATCAAGCGCCAGGAAGGCTTGCGCCTCCACCCATATGACGACAACGGTGACCAGAGCATAGGCTATGGTCGCAATTTGACGTCGGTTGGAATAACTGAGGCAGAGGCAGAGCACCTGCTCCTCAATGACCTTGATCGCGTGCTAGACGAAGTCCGCAGCAGATACGATTACTTTGACGGATTGTCAGAGAACCGCCAAATAGCGGTGCTGTCCCTTGCCTACAACCTGGGGGCTACACGCCATGCCAAGTTTGTTAATCATCACGGAAAAATGGCTGCGGGGTTATACGCCGAAGGCGCTGCTGAGATTTATCCAAACAGTCTTTACGCGCAACAAGTCCCGAACAGGGCCAAAGAAATCGCGGAGATTATCGCCAGTGACACCTTGGAATTATGAAGCGTACTGTGAACGGGTCGTTGATGGTGACTCGATAAAGTTCGTGGTGGACCTCGGGTTCGCGGTAAGCAAGCGCGTGGACGTGCGACTGTTTGGTGTAGACACGCCAGAAATGCGCGGTGGTACAGATGAGACCAAGGCTGCGGCTAAGTTGGCAAAAGCCCGAGTCGAAGAATTAGTACCCCCAGGGGCGAAAGTATTTTTACGGTCGGTTGAACTAGACAAGTTCGGTCGTTCACTAGGTGTTGTGATCACCGGGGAAGGTGAGGTGATCAATGACATCCTCGTCGAGGAGCATTTGGCCGTGACCTACGGCGGTGAGAACAAAGAGGAAGTCGCCCGCGAGCACGAGGCCAATCTGGCTTGGCTTAAATCTGAGGGAAAATTATAGGCATGGCGAAGATTGGTAAGCCTACAGAGGTGCAGGAAGCCAAGATCGAAGAACTACGCCGCCAGATCGAGGCCTACACGCAACGTCAAAAGAAGCGGAAGCACAAGTCCCAAAGCGTGAAAGTCATACGCCGAAAAATGTATGAAACTTAAAAGCCTATTAGGCGCACTCGCGCCCACGCTCGGAGCGTCCATAGGCGGACCTCTGGGCTCCCTGGCAGTCAAAACAATCGCCGGCAAGCTAGGCGTGGCCAACACAGAAGAGGCTGTCACAGCAGCTGTGGAGAGCGCCACGCCCGAGCAGAAGGCGGTCTTAGGTCAGGCCGACCAAGAGTTCGCGATCCGAATGCGCGAGTTGGACATCGACGCCTTCCGCGTACAGACAGCAGACGCACAGCATGCCAGGGAAGCGCACAAAGGCGAGAAGTTTCCGATTTTCTTCGGGTCGGTAGTGCTGATCGGTTTTTTTGCTTACGTGTTCCTGATTACCGTGAGCCCGCCGGCTCAGGCAGACTTGGCATTATCCAACCTTATCCTAGGAAATTTATTTGCCGTGGTGTCTGGGATATCGGGGTATTTATACGGTCAGCAGAACGGCAAAAAGTAAAGATAAGGTTTCAAGGTAAATCTGATGGCAATTCCGGCAGCATTAGCGGCGCAACTGACGCCTGAACAACTCGCTGCGCTAGAGCAGATCACTGGTCTGGGCGCTTTCGGCCGGTATCCTCAACGTATGCCGCAACAAATGCGTGCTTACAATCCTAGTATCACTGACAGGATTAGCATGGCTGCGTCTGACGTTTTTGGTAATGATCCAGTTGGGCGCCGTCGCCAAGGCGTTGTGAGTTCAACGGTCGATAACCTGACTCCGTTGCCGGTGGCCGATATTTTGCGCGATGCCCAGGAACAATATGATCGCGGCGCATACGGTTCGGCTGCGGCAAACACGGCAATAGCTGCTATTGGTGTGACGCCAGTCGGCAAAGCCTCACGCCCAATGCGCTCGGTCCGGGGGTCACAGCGACAGAAGTTCCCTGGCATATTTAAAGAGCCAGAGCAGCTTGTACAAGAGGCTAACGCCATGGTCGCGCCGGAATCTGGTGCGATGCAGCGGTTGTTCGGAGTTGATCGACAAGACCTGTACGACATCGGATCAACCAGGGCGGGCAATCAACCAGTAGATTTACCTGGCATGCCGGCTAACCCGAAGGGCACAGCGCATGGCAAAAATGTCATGGAAAAGCGGAACGAGCGCCGATTGGTGAACGCTCTCGAGGCTAACAGAGGCACGCCGCTCGAGCAGGGCATGACCGGGTGGTATGTCATGGACCCGGTTTATCAACGGCTAGAGGAGTTGCTCGGGCCCGTCCAGGCTAAAATCGAGTACAACAATCTGAACACGCTGACCGGGTTGCAGAGCCCACAGAGCGATGTTCTCACTGAATTGAAGCGAGGCACAGCTGCTAATTTCTTAAATAAGCAGGGTCGCTTCGACGATTTTATGGCGTTTGGCGGCATGTCGGCCGCTGCACGACGGCAAATGGGCAGTGCTTACCCGGCGGACATGTTGGCAATACCTGGCCATACGGGGCACAAGACGAGCGCAGGCATACCTACTCGCAAATTCTTGGAGACAGGTTCAGCGCAACAAACGTCACCGAAAGTGCCGGCATATATCCAAGCATCCAGTGTGCCAGAGGTCGGCTTCCAAACGAGCTTCCCAGTGGGTGACGCACACTTCAGTCGCGGCATTGGTCTGACTGACGTGCGCCCAGAGAAGAAAACAGACATGTTCAGTTCGTGGTCAATGCCAGAGGCGGCTGAACTAGCGCCGTGGTTCCGTGAGCAGATTGCGCGTCAGGCAGGGTATGAGGCAGTACCTGCGCAAGCCAACCTATGGGGCTTGTTAGGGCCGCAAACAGGCGTGGACACGCAGATAGGCGCTCCTAAGCTAGAGTTACTTAGTGACTTAATTATGGACACTAGCAAGCGGTTGAAGGTGAGTCCTGAAGACGCGAGGGATATGGTTCTGACAGGTCAGACGCATGCAGGGTTTGCAACGCCGGAAATGTTGGCAGCACTAAGTGCGGCAGGGCTAACTGGGGCTGCCTTAATGCGCGAGGATTAGTTTAAGTAACGCTCGCGCTCGGCAGGACTGAGAAGGTTAAGGCAGACGGGATCGTCGAAGGCATAAACTAGCTTCACTAGTTCG